ATCACGGTCGGCGCCGGCCAGGATTTCACCAACCTCGACGCCCTGGTCTTCAGCATGGTCGAGGAGTTCATCGCCGCCTGGTACCAGGAAGACCCGGACCTGGTGGTGATCTGCGGTCGCCAGCTGCTGGCCGACAAGTACTTCCCGATCATCAACAAGGACAATGCTCCGACCGAAATGCTGGCCGCCGACATCGTCACCAGCCAGAAACGCCTGGGCAACCTGCCGGCCGTGCGCGTGCCGTACTTCCCTGCGCGCGGCCTGCTGGTCACCAAGCTGGAAAACCTGTCGATCTACTGGCAGGAAGGCAGCCGCCGCCGCACCGTCCTCGACAACGCCAAGCGCGACCGCGTCGAGAACTACGAGTCGGTGAACGATGCGTACGTGATCGAGGATTTGGAATGCGCTTCGCTCGCTGAAAACATCGAAATCGTGTCGTGAGGCTGCCATGACCAATCCCTGCCGCCATCACTTCCAACGGGTCACTGCCGCCATCGAGGCGGCAGCAACTCAGCCGACCCAGACTATGGCCGGCGCCACGGCCTATGAACATCAGCTCAACCAGTTGCTGCAGGACCGCTTGCGCCTCAAACAGGTGCAATCGAACCAGGGCAAGGCCGAACTCAAACGGCAGTTGTTGCCCTACTACGTGCCCTATGTACAGGGCGTGCTGGAAGGAGGCCAAGGCGCCCAGGACGAAGTGATGACCACCGTCATGGTCTGGCGCTTCGATGCCGGCGATTTCACCGGTGGCCTCGACATCGCCCGCTACGTGCTGCAGCACAAGATGGTCATGCCCGACCGCTTCGCGCGCACCTTGGGGTGCCTGGTCGCCGAAGAAGTCGCGACCGCCGCGTTCAAGGCGCAGAAAGTCGGCGAACCCTTTGACCTGGCCATCCTGCACCGCACCGCCGAGCTGACCGACGTCGAAGACATGCCCGACCAGGCCCGCGCCAAGCTGTTCCTGGCCATGGGGCGCGCCACACTGGATGGCCTCACCGAAGAAAAGCCCGGCCAACCCGGGCAGGTGCAGGCCGGTGTTGAGCTGCTGAAGCGGGCCATCGAGCTGCACGACGCCTGCGGCGGTAAAAAGGATCTGGAGCGGGCCGAACGCCTGCTCAACAAATTGACCGCCACGGGCGGCTGACCGAGCGTCCCCACGCACCCCGCCGGCTCGGGGCTGATCAGCCAGGCCTTTGCGCCTGAACGTGAAGCCCCGTCCACCGGCGATCCACAACAGAGTGCACTGTCATGAGCGGATTCGTAGCGAGCGGTCCCGCCGCCACCGGCCACATCAACACCGACCCCTTCTGGCCATCCATCGACCTTGACGATGTGCGCGGCACGCTTCGCATCGATTCCAGTGTCACCGCCATCCGCTTGGAAACCGCGGCCATTGCCGCCGCCATCAGCATCAATGCTGAGTTCGCCGAGTGGCGCCGAGTCAAGCAGGCCGAAGGCTACGACATCCTTGCTGATGTTCCGGCCGAGCAAGTCAATGGCGTGTCCCGGTTCGTCCACCTCTACCAGCGCGCGATCTACGCTGCCACCGGCGCGGAGATCTGCGAGCGCTACCGCTCCTTCGACAGCACCAACAGCGGCAACCAGAACGCCGAAGACCTTACCCCGAGCATCGACGAACTGCGCCGCGACCAGCGCTGGGCCGTGCGCGATTTCCTTGGCATCGGCCGCACCACCGTGGAGTTGATCTGATGGCCGCCTCCCTCCGCGCGCAACAGGGCGACACCATCGACGCCCTGTGCTGGCGTCACTACGGCCGCACGGCGGGCGTAACCGAAACGGTACTTGAAGCCAATCCCGGCCTCGCCGACCACGGTCCGACTTTGCCGCAAGGACTGCTGGTGATGATGCCCGACATCCAATCCGCCGCACCGCAGCGACAGATGCTGAATTTATGGACGTGATCCATCGGCTTGGAGCCCTTAAACCCAACCACCCTGGACCATGGAATGAAACGCATGCCTGACCGTACCGAAACCTGGGCCTGGCTCGCCGCCTGGCTCGAACAGAACTGGCCGACCATTTATGCCGGCCTGCTTGCCCTGGTCATTGCCGCCCTGCGGATCATGTACGGCGGTGGCACCCTGCGCCGGATGGTGATCGAAGCCCCGCTGTGCGGCGCCCTGGCCCTTGCGGTCAGTCACGGGTTGTCACTGTTGGGGATTCCGGCCTCGACCGCGCCGTTTTTCGGCGGTGTCATCGGTTTGTTGGGGGTAGAGGGAACCCGCGCCGCGGCAAGGCGATTTTTCACCCACAAGGTCAATCAACTATGAACAGCCTTCGCCATGGCGACCGCTCACAAGCGGTGCGCATCCTGCAGAAAAACCTCATTCAACAGGGCGCCAGTCTGGTCGTCGATGGCGCATATGGGGACGTGACCGAAGCCGCCGTACGCGCCTATCAATTCAAGGTTGGCCTGGTCGCCGATGGGATCGCCAGCCAGAAGACACAGCTATCACTCGCCGGTGGCGACTGCCAGCCGCTGCTGAAAAACATAGACTTGGTCACCGCCGCCGAGCGGCTCGGAGTACCACTGGCCAGCGTCTACGCGGTCAATGAGGTCGAGTCGAAAGGCACCGGCTTCCTCGACAATGGCAAGCCCGTCGTCCTGTTCGAGCGGCATATCATGCACCGTCGACTCTCTATGGTTCGCCACGAAGACGACGACGCCGCAGCCCTCAAGCACCACGCCGACCAATTGGCCGCCACCAACCCGGCCATCGTCAATCCCAAGCCGGGTGGCTATGCCGGCGGCACTGCCGAACACCAGCGCCTGGCCACCGCGCGCCTGATCGACGACACCGCAGCTCTGGAGTCCGCTTCCTGGGGCGCCTTCCAGATAATGGGTTATCACTGGCAGCGCCTCGGCTACAGCACCGTCCAGGACTTCGCCGCAGCCATGAGTGCGAGCGAGTCGAAGCAATTCGATGCCTTCGTGCGCTTCATCGAGACCGATCCGGTGCTGCACAAGGCATTGAAGGGCCGCAAATGGACCGAGTTCGCCAAGCTCTATAACGGGCCGGACTATCAGCGCAATCTGTACGACATCAAGCTCCGGCGCGCCTACGAGCGTCACCACAGCTGCGGTTGCGGTCAGGCGGTGGCCGCATGATCGACTTCGACGCCGTGCAACGACTGAACGTGCAGGACGGTGAACTTCTGGTGGTCCCGGCGAACACCGACCAACACGACATGGAGCTGCTGTGCGATGCGCTGTACGTCCAGATGCCGGCACGCAAAGTCATCATCATCCGTGGCCCGGTACAGCAGCTGGACATCAGCGCCATGAACGCACTGGGCTGGTACCGCGCATGACCACACTGCGCCAAGCCCTTTTTGGCCTCGCCCTGTTCGGGGCTTTGGCCTTGCTGATCTGGAGCCAGGAGCTGCGCATCAGCATGGCGGAAAAAGACATCGGGCAGGCCACTCGCGACGCAAACACCGCCAGGGAGCAGGCCGAGCGCAACCGCGCGTACGCCGACGTATTGCGCGTCACCTTGGACCAAGAACGCATCGCCCAAGCCACCCTGCGAAACCAACACGACCAACTGCGCCAAGGCCTGGCAAAGCGCGAGCTCACCATCGAGGCACTGAAACGTGAAAACACCGAACTACGTGATTGGGCTGCCCAGCCTATGCCTGATGCTGCTCGCCGGCTGCGCGAGCGCCCCGCCCTCACCGGCGCTGATGCTTACCGTCAATGGCTGTCCAGCCGTGGTGCCCTGCACCCTGCCGGCGACCAGCCCGCGCAGTAACGGCGACCAACTCAGCGACCAGGATCGCGTCGAGGCCGCATGGTCTGAATGCGCCGGACAAGTCGATATGGTCTACCAACATCAACAGGCGCAGCCATGAACAAACCCGACAGCCTCAAAGCTCACCTGCTGGCTACCATTGCCGAACTCAAGCACAACCCGGATCGGCTGCTGATTTTCATCGACAACGGAAAAATCCGCTGCACTGCTGCGGCGAGCTTGTCATTCGAATACAGCTTCGACCTGCAGGTCATTCTCACCGACTACGCCGGCCATCCGGATAGCGTCATGTTGCCGTTGCTTGGATGGCTGAGCGTCAACCAGTCGGAGTTGCTGGAGAACCTGAACAAATCTGCGGAGGGCATTCAGTTCGAGGCCGACATTCTCGACAACAGCAAGGTCGATTTGAGTCTCACCTTGCCCCTGACTGAACGCGTGGTGGTGGGTACGGACG